GTGCGGGAGTCGAGGCGAAGGTGAGCAAGGCCGGGAAGGCGTACTGGCGCATCGGCCTCGAGCAGGACGAGGGCGGCGTCGAGTGGTTCACGAGCTTCAAGGAGCAGTCCGATGACGCGATCCGCGGCAAGTCGGTGGTCCTGTCGCTGAAGGCGTGGAAGGACGGCGTCGTGGTCGAGGACGTGTGGGAGGCGGTCGATCCCGCGGAGGTGCCGTTCTAATGCGAAAGGACAAGTACGTCGAGGTCTGGGGTCCAACGTGGGAGATGAGGACGGAGCCAGACAACTCCTGGACCCTCGTTTGCCAATGGAAGTCGGACGGCAGCACGGACCCGGACCTCCAGTTCATTGCGCTTGAGCGTCTGATGCGGCACGTCAGGTCGGTCGGCCGGATCAAGGTTGTCAGGGACCCGCGGTCGCGGAGAAAGGAGGCCAAGGATGGCGAAGCCCCTTCCGAGTGAAGTCTGGCGCCTGGGCGACTCCGTCACGCCCGAGGAGAAGCTCGTGCTCCTCGCGCTGATCGACTACGGCAACCGCGTCCACCCGAGCCAGGGAACGCTGGCCCTGAAGACGGGTTTCTGCGTCCGCACCATCCGCACCATCGTCGCGTCCCTGCGGCGGAAGGGGCTGATCACGACCACCCAGCGCGGGGCCAAGAGCCTCGACTACTCGGTGCGTTTCGACGGGGTCAATGCGGCAAACGGTGCAGGGGTAATGCGGCAAACCGTGCCTATCAATGCGGCAGGAGATGCAGCGCAATGCGGCAAACCGTGCCTAGGGATTCTAACTAGCCAAGGAACTAGCCAACCTAACCAAGGCGCGGCTGACGCCGCAGCGGGGGGGCGGGATGGTTTCGATGAGCTGGTCCAGAGGATCCGAGCCCGCGATCCTCGAGCCGACGTCGACGCACAGCGCCGGGTCTGCTCGCGGGTCATGGAGCAGCACGGCCTCGCGCGGGAGGACATCCCGCCGGCATGGCGGCTCTTGTGCCTGAACTGGGCTCGCACCGGGAACGCGCCCTACGACACGCTCCAGCGCATCGTGAACAGCCTCGAGGGCGCCCGCGACGTTCGGGCCGTCGTGCTGCACAAGATCCGGGGGGTGGCAGCATGACCGATCCCGGCGATGAACACCAGGAGCACGTCGCTCCGGCCCCCGCGTCCGGTCCCGGAATTCCGGGCGCGGGGGAAATTCTTCAGCGGCTTCGGGCCGAACTCGAGGCGGCAAAGGCGAAGCAAGCCGGCATTCGCCTCGAGATCGACGAGGCGCACAAGCTGATCCGGCAGCGGTGGACGGTCTATTGGGCCGTCCAGGACGAGATGAACGACCTCCGCTACCGCATCGGTCGAGCCGGCGGTGGCTGGGACACCGACTTCTATCACCGGATGCGCGAACGGGGCGGCGGCGTGATCGTCAGGGACGGACAGCACAGCATCGTGGAGGACAGGCGATGAACAAGGTGAACAGCCGCGCCAAGGGCGCGAGGATCGAGCGTGAGGCCGCCGAGGCGCTCACGGGGCTTACGACCGTCGCGTGGGAGCGGACGGCCCAGCGGTGGGGAAACGGCACAGCGGACATCTGGGCGCCCAAGGCGCCCTACATGGGCGTCCATGTCGAGGTGAAGGGCTACGGGAAGGGGCTTGCACGGCCGACCATGTGGACGAGGAACGACCATCTGGTCCTCACGAGGGATGACCTGTACATGTGCCGGCTGCACGTGTTGCAGCCGACCCTCGGGCGCATGCGTCCGCCGGAGGTGGTCGGCTACCACAACCTCGTCTCCGACTTCATGCGACAGGCCGAGCGCGACTCGGCAGGGGAGGCGGTCCCGCTCGTGGTGATGCGGCAGGACAGGTGCGAGTGGATCGCCGTCTGGCGGTACTGCGACGATGACAAGCTCGCGGCCCTTCTCGCCCCGTACCTGAAGATCATCGATGCGGAGTGAGCCATCCTGCAAGGGAGCAGAGAAGCCACGCAAGGAGGCGAGGACGGCCCACAGCGGCAAGGGCAAGAGCGCCATGCAGCGCCTGTCCAAGACGCTGCGGGCTAACCATCCGATCTGCCAAGTGTGCAACGTGCGACCATCCACCGAGGTCCACCATGTCGTGAAGTGGCGCGAGTCCGAGCTGCACCGGCTGGACCCTCGGTTCCTTCTCTGCGTGTGCAGGGCATGCCACGAACAGGTGGAACGTCATGGCGAAGGCGCGTAAGGCGGCGTCCAGTAAGCAGTTACAGGGGGACATCCCCCCCGGCATGGCCCCCCCGGCCTCGCCGAAGCGAGAGTACCGCCGCACGAGTCCGGTTCGTACCAACATACGCAAGTCACGCGCCCGCAGCGATTTGCTGTCGGTCGCCGACTCCTACGCGACCGAGGCGACCTCCGGCAACGTGTCCAGGCGTGTGCGCGAGATGGCGCGTCGCTACCTCGAGGAGCGGCGACCGGGGTCGGGCGTCGTGTGGGACGGCGAGCGGCTGGAGAGCCTCGTGGAGTGGTCGAAGCAGCTCGTGACCGCCCGCGGGCCGATGGAGTTGCAGCCGTGGGCGATCTGGGTGCTCGCCATGTTCGTGGCGCGGCGCTCGCCGGACGGGCTGCCGATGACGAAGCAGCTGGTCCTACAGGTGCCGCGTGGCGCGGGGAAGACGCAGCTGGCTTCCGCGCTCGCCGGCTGGACGCTCGAGCGGGCCGAGAAGGACGGAAAGGTGCGGGCCGAGGTGGTGGTCCTAGCGACGATGCACGAGAAGGCGAAGGAGGTCGCCGACCGCCTCGAGGACATCGCCCACGTAAGGGCGAAGGTCTGGAAGATGACCGGCAAGAACTCCAACCGGCCGACCGTCATCGCCGCGCCGGCGGGGACGATCAAGTGCTGCGCGTCGACGCCGCAGAACGCGGACGGAATCACGCCGACGCTGATCATCCTGGACGAGGCCGCCCGCATGGACAACACGTTCAACCGGGCGCTGTCATCGATGGTGAAGGTGCCGTGGTCCCAGGCGCTGATCGTGACCACGCCGGACGTGGACCAGTACGTGAACGCCTACGGCTGGCACGTGCGCGAGGTCGAGGAGGCGCTCGACCAGGGCAAGCCGCTGCCGATGGGCATGCTCGGGGTGCTGTTTCAGGCCGACGATGGGGACGATCCGGCCGACCCGGTGACGTGGGCGAAGGCGAATCCGGGCCTCGGCGTGAGCGCGTTCGAGGCCGGCTACGCGGAGAGGGCGCATTGGGCGACTGGCGCGGACCCGGCGAAGCGCGAGGAGTTCTACACGCAGTACCTCGCGACGTTCGTGGCGGACCTACAGGCGGCGCTGCCCATCGAGTACTTCGACGCATGCGTGGAGCCGTGGGAGCTCGAGTCCATGCGCGGTCTGCCGGCCATCGTGGGGATCGACTTCTCCATCGGCGGCTACTCGGGCTCGACGTGCGACCTGACCAGCCTGAACCTCGCGATCTGGGACGGCAACCGGCTGAATTCGAGGAGCTGGCATTGGTGGGCCGGGCGCGACATGGCGGCCGACGAGATCCGCACCAAGATGCCGCTCCGCTCGTGGGCGTCGGAGGGGCTGCTGCGGGCGTCCGGGCAGACGATCAACCTCGCCGAGGTGCGCGAGACGGTCGCCCAGATTGCCCGGATCGTGGACCTGAAGTGGATCGTCTGCGACCCGGCGGCAGGGCAAGCGACCCGCATCCAGGCGTGGGAGCGGGACCACGGCTGGATGGTGAGCAGGGCTCCGCAGAACGTCCAGTACATGGGCTCGGCGTGGAGCATGTGGCAGGAGTACGTCCGGGCGAAGCGCATCCGGTTCGCCCCGGACCCGGTGCTGCGGTCGGCCATCGAGCAGAGCAAGCCGGAGGGCGGGAAGTCGAACCTCGTGACGATCACGAAGCGCCGGGACAAGTCCAACAACGACCCGCTCATCGCTTGCCTGATGGCGATCAAGGCGATGCAAGACCGCGAGATGCTCAACCCGACCGCCTACGGCACGGACCCGACGCGCATCGTGATCTAGGAATCTCCGCGGCACTTCCATCGTGAGCATTGAAGTCCCTGCCGCAGCGTGGGCAAATTCGCCCAATGGGCTTCTGGTCCTCGCTGTTCCGGCGGACGTCTCCCACGATCACGTGGGAAACGCCTGTCAATTGGTACAGCACGACCATCGACGGGCTGCCGGCGGTCCAGCGATGCATCCACACCATCGCGTCGGACATCGCCCGCTGCCCCGTGGTCGCGACCGATTCCGACGGCAACCCGGTGCAGGAACCCGCTGTCCTGGAGCTGCTAACTGGTCAAGCTTGGGGCCAGTTCCTCACCGGGCCTGATCTGCGGCGCTGGATGGTCGCCGAATGCCTGTCGACGGGCAACGCCTTCGCGGTGGTGATCGTGGACGGCGCCGGCCAGCCGGTGTCCCTGCGTCCGGTCGCGACCGCCGACGTGAGCTTCAGCCAAGAGGTCGACGGCAGCATCACGTGGAAGTACCGACAGGTGCCGTTCGACTACGGCTACTGCGTCCATTGGAAGGCGCTGCCGACGCCGGGGAACCCGTACTGGGGTACGTCGCCGCTCGCCGCGGCGTCCACGACTCTGACCGCGCTCGCGCAGCTCGAGAGCGCCTACGCGGCAAACACCAAGGCGGGCAATATCGGAAAACTGGTTTTCCGCCACCCGGGCGCGATCAAGCCCGAGACGCTCGACGCGATCCGCACGGCGTTCGCCAACCGCCACATGACGCCGTCCGGCGCGGCGCTCCCGATCTTCGTCGGCGAGGGCATGGAGGTCGACCAAGTCAGCGCCACGATGGCGGCGGACGTGATGGCCGCTCGCGCCGCCGGCGTCCGCGAGGTCGCCTCGCTGTTCGGCGTCCCGGCCGCCATGCTCGACGGCTCCGACGCGAGGACGCAGCCGGAGATCGCGCAGTTCTACGCCAACGCCCTGTCCTCGTGGGCCGCCTCGTGGATGGCAGAGATCACCAGCAAGCTCGCCGCGCCCGGCGTCCGCATCGGGCTCGACTTCTCGCCGATCACGCAGGGCGACTTCCGCACCGCCGGCCGCGCCTACG